AAAGGGGAGCGGTCACAATCGGCTGGTTCGGGATGTAGCCTTGCAGGGCGGCGGCATTGGTCAACGGGAGGAGCGACGGATCGCCCAGATCGTTGTCACCAACCGCCAAGGTGAGGGTCGTGCCCGGAGCGGTTACGCCCGAGCAAACCTTGCCACTTGGGCTCGCGATGTAACCGGGTTCAAGCTTGGCAATGTTGATGGTGTCTCCCGCTGCTTCCGTACCCACAAGGGTGTAGGTCGCAATGATGTCGGGCGGGCCTTCAAACAGGGCATTGGTCTGACCCGTGTTCGTTGGAAGGTTTGTGATTTGCTGCTTGCCGGGTTCACCGGGGAAGTTGCTGCCGATGGACTGGCGCAGAGCGAGGTCTGTATAAAAAATAGCCATTGTAGTATTTAGTTAAGTTGTTAATGGTTATCGTGTTATCATACTGATTCATCGCAGTTGATCTGAACCGTACCCGCCTCGGTGACCCGTGTTGCGTCCATCAGCATGCAGGTGTAAACCTGAATGGCTTGGGATTGGGTGGGGAGGATGTCCAGCTTGCTGGCAACATCGCGGCCCATGCCCATGAACAGGGTGTCTTTCTGCCACGCCACGCAGGAGCGGATCGTGGTGGAACCGGAGACAAAGGGAACGAGTTCAGTGCGGATGAACGAGAAGCCCATGAAGTCGCGGATACGACCGTCACGAAGGGCGCGAACGTCATTGTAGAGGACCGAGTTCACCTGATCGACATTCGTGATAAGGTTATTCAGTTCCCGGGCAGAATAGGCCAGATATCGGCCAGATTCATCAATGTCGTTTTTGTCCATCAGGTACGAACCCGCCGTAAGTTTGGCGAGCGTCATGCCTGAATTGGCCCCACCAGAACCGTAGGTCACGGGCACCACTTGGCCGATGTTCAGCACGCCGCCAGTGGTCGGGAGGGTGACTGCGGTCGTTCCTTGTGCGCCCGTGTAGTTCGTGCCGAGTAGCGCGTTGAGGAGGATAATGTCCTTCTGTCGGGCGGCGGCGATGGCGTGATTCTTGGCGACAGCACCATCTGGATTGGGGAGAGTGCCAAGGAGGACCGGATCAAACTGGTCAATCCAAGTCGTCTTGTCGTATGGGCGCACGCGCACCCAACGGGAATACATTGGAACGTCGGAGGGTTCGGACTTCTGCGCCCGGGCAGTGACCTGCCGCATCGCGTAGTTTTGGGAACCCATGTAGTCGATACGCTTTTCGGTACCGTCCACATTGGTCATGTTGTAACAACCCATCAAACGATGGTTTGTCTGCTGCGCTGGGTTTTCGCGCCAGATGCCCTCAAAGGCGAGCTGGTAGAAACTTGGGAGGCTTGTGATAGCTCCTGACATAAAGAAATAGGATTAAGAGTAGTTTGCTAACGACTCTGAGGCCCCGGTTGTCCGCTAAGCGGATCGTTACTCAGAAAATGAATTCCGAGAAAGTGATGCGGGTGCCTGTGGCGGGGCGTTATCCTCTGCTATCTCTGTTCCAATCGTCTGATTAAACAGACCTGTCTAGTCAATATCAAATCGACTTTTGCTTAACGTGTGTTCAAACCGTGGGTCATTCTATGCCACAAGAATTAGTTATTGCCGTTCCCACTGAAATTCCGGTCAGCGAAGAATATCAGGAGTGGATCAAGGCAACAGGAGAGGAAGTGGCGAAGCTGTTGCCGCAGTTTCAGGTGACGATCTACATCAGCGTAAACGAAAGCATTTCGCACAACCGCAACTCAATCGTTCACGCTTTCCTTGAAAATCCTGACAACGCTTGGCTCTGGCAGGTCGAACGGGATTTGGTGTGGTCAGCGCAAGACTTGGTGAAGCTGATCGAGACGCGCAGACCAGTGATTGGCCTTCTGCATACGGCGTGCGAGGAATGGCCACGGTGGGCGGTGACGTTCTATGAGGATTTGGTTTCAGATGAACAGGGTGTCGTACAAGTGCCAGAGGTGAGCGCGAACGGGCTATTGGTCCATCGGTCAGTCTTTGAGAAGATCAAAGCGGATGAGCAATTCCCCTTGGCTTTCAGGGATGAGAACAGTTGGGAGCCACATCATGCTTTCTTTCAGCAGGCACGCGTGCAGTTCAAGGGACTGAGCCGGTTGCTACGCGAGGAACATTTCTTTCAATGGTTGTGCCGGGAAAGGGCGATTGGCATCTATTGCCACACCAAGGTCAGGTTGAAGCGGAAAGGCCCAAATGGAGAGCTTTACCCAAAAGAGGGGCAAGCCCCCAACCTCGTGGCGATCCCCGCTCCAAATGCAGCGGAATGGCCAATAAAGCCTATTCCCGGCCAATTCCTGATTTGCCTGCAATGGCATCAGAAAGAGCACGACCAAGTACAGCGACTCTACGAACTGATTAAAAACTGCCGGGGCATCAAATGTGAGTGGGATGTGATGCTGGTCGAACATGACCCTAACCTGAAATACCCCGATGGTCCCAACAAGATGGCTTACGATCTGATTAAGACTGCGCCTGATTGGGCAAAGGACGCCAAGTGCGTGCTGCTCATGGAGGCCGATTGCGTGCCCGTCGCTCCCGACTGGATTGACCAGCTTTCCGAGGAATGGGACCGGGCGGCAGGACAGGGCAAGATGGTCTTGGGTCACTGGCAGCGCGAGTCAGGCGGCCACATCAACGGCAACCTGATGTTTGACCCGAATCTAGCCAACGTGATCGACTTGGGCGACAAACCACCAAAGCGCCCGTGGGACATTGCCTACCCGCCCTTGTTTGAACCCTACTGGGCACGAACTGGACTCATCAAAAACCTTTATCGCTGGACCAACGTGACCGATGAAGAATTGCGCACGCCTGCGGTCGGAACCAAACCCCCTGTCCTGATTCACGGAGTGCGCGACAGCTCCGCTTGGGACTACGCCAAAAAGATGATGCCATGAAACACCAAGTTTTTATTGCCAGTTACCACAAGGATTTCCCGTGGTTGGAGCACTGCCTGACCTCGCTGCAAAGATTCTCGAAGGGCTTTCTTGCTCCTGTGGTCTGCGTTTCATCGGAAGATGTACAAGGAGCGGAACAGATCATCAGCTACACCTACCCAGACGCGATCCTGGCGGTGAAAGATGGGAGGCCGAGGCAGGGCTTCATGCGGGCACAACTGGGCATGATGGAGGCAGACGTGTATTGCCCTGACGCGGACGTAATCTATTTCTTGGGCTCTGACTGCATTGCTTTTAAGGAGTTCACGCCCGACCAATACTGCACGCCCGAAGGCAAACCGGTAGTACTAATGACCAGTCGCCAAGTCTTGCAGGAGATTCATTCAGGTGCCATGCCTTGGCTTGTGGGGACGGAACGCATTCTAGGCTTCGCTCCTCCTTACGAATACATGCGGAGACTGCCCAGCGTGTTCCCACGCCCCATCTTCTATCGTATGCGCAGTTATATCCAAGAACTACACGGAGTAGATTTTGAGGATTACATTTACGAGACAGATGCGATCCACAAGAATACCTCCGAAGCTAACTTGCTCGGGGCTTACGCTCACCAGTTCATGCCCGAAACCTGCCATTGGGTTGACACGCAAAACATGGTCTGGGGAGAGAACGCTGTTAACACGGGTTCAATCCTACAGATGTGGTCTCACGGCTCTCTGGATAGGCCGATGGACGCTAACGTGATCCTGCCCGATGGGACTAAAACCCTCGGGCTCACGCCTCGATTCGTGATCGAGAAGGTCTTGGGTTAGGTCGTGATCGCAAGGGAGCGACCAGCCTCAATCCAGTTCGTGCCGTTGCTGCAAAACTCAACCGTGATCGCTGTGCCAGTAGTCGGAGCAACGGTGGCAGAGGTCTTGAAGCCAGCGCCAAATGTATAGGTGACAGTACCCGCGCCTACGGCTGCGCAATAAACCTGAATGTTTGCGCCCGCCAGTTGGATGTTTGCGGTCGTGACTGCACAGGTGGCAGAGACGGCGCTATCACCCAAAATCTGGACGTAACAGGCATAGTTTAGAATCTTGTCGAGGACGACAGCAGCAGCGAAGGTGGGGGCGATTGCGCCGGGGACGGGTGCGCCTGAACCGGTGATCTGAGCAACCTTATCGGGATTCGGCGTGAAAGCGGTGTTGTTCACACCACGTTGGGAAGTATTGGCAGCGGCCATATGAGGATTGGTTTACGTGGCGTTGTAGTATGCAAAAAACCCGCGTCACCGTACCATGTCGAGCCTAATCCGAATAGCGGTTCGTATCCTTCAAGGCCACACCCTCCAGCACGCAGTTGATGTCCCGCATTCTCCCTATCCACATTTTCCTTTCCTTGTGGATGATCTCTGTACCCCACACGTCTGAGGCGTTAATGATCGTACCGGGCTCGCAATGCTCCACCGCGTCCTTGCCCGAGTAGAGTACGACCATGCGCCGATGTGTGCGCAGGGATTGCAGGCTGTTATCTGGCATGTAGAGCGCGCCAACCCGGCCTGTTTCCTCGCACGGCACAGCTACGATGTAATCACGTAGAGGTTTTATCATTTCTTTTGTTTGGCGGCGGCCAGTTGCAGGAGTTCATTGCGCCGTTGAACAGCAGCATTGTGCGCGGCTGATGATTCACCTTTCTTTTGCCAGAATGCAGAGTACATAGGATTCTGCGGGTTGCGCAGGATGTCATCAGCTGCAGCCTGCGGGTCTTGCTGGCCTTGGCCGGTCGTGTTCGCGGTCACGGCACTGTCTTCTCCTATCGCAATCGCATGACGCATTGCCATCAGTCGAGCATCCTTCCCCTTCAAGAAGATTTTGGTCTGTTCGTTCGTTGGGTCCAATCCAAGCGCAATAGCGCCCTTCTCAACCAATGCTGATGCTTTCTCAGCCGGAATGTTATCCTGCCTGATTTGGGCCTCAAATGCGCTCTGCTGGTCATTCCAAAACTTGGTCTCCCCTTGCTGTATCTCGGCGGCTTGCGCCATGATTATCTTGGCGTGCTCGGACATGAGCTTCTGCGCGGCTTGGGGGGACACACAGTTTTCGTGTGCCCATTTTGCCAAGTTCTGGGCGGCGGGTTCTGACCATAGGTTTTCCGGCAGTTCGGGTGGACGCTGAATCCCGTAGCCCTTCGGGTCTGAAGGCACGCCATTGATCGACTCCAAGAGCTTGCGGCGCTCGGCTACCACTTCAGGGGGTGCCCCATCAGGCAGCGGAGCCAAGGCTTTCTTCCCGTTTAGGAAGTTGGAGTTCGTATGCTGGACGGCAATATCCTCGAAGTTCTTGGCTCGCTTCCAAGTCTCGACAATCGGCTTTACGTGGTCGGGAGCGCGGTCAAGGGCCGCATGGTTCAATGACCCATCCTCGCGGATGAAGTCGCGGAACCACATGGGCTGAGTGGTCGGTGCTGATGGAGCGGCGGGTGCGCTCGGGATTGGCGCTGGCGCAGGAGCAGCAGCAGGTGTGGCGATTGCTGTTTCCATTAGGGTTTAACCTCCGTCTGGACTGTGGCTTTCTTGGCCTCTTCCTGTGCCTTCTGATTCTGCACCAGAATGGCGTTGGCCTGCTGCACCGTGTCCAAGGCAGCGGCGTTAGCCAGCTCTTGGGCGCTGATGTCCACGAAAGCTTTCGCGGCCTTGAAGCTCAGGTTAGCCCAGTCCGTGAATTGGGAATCCTGAGAGAAATCAAACTTGTCTCGCAGGCAAGGGGCCAACTGCATAGCCGCTCCGTGAATAGATCGTACTCGTTCGACGTTGTTCATAATTAGTCTGTTGCCTCCACTGGTGAATACTTAACCGTGGGTTTGTATCCCCCGATTACTTCGGCAGGGGTGAAGGTGAGGGCGGTGGCACGGCGGGCAATGTAGGCGTTATCGACAATGATCTCCTCGGCCTCATTCATCACTGGGGCTTTCTCTTCCGAGTTGTGCCCCACCTTAACCGGTTGCAATGAGCGCACGTCTTCATCGCGTCTATCCATGCGATAGATGATGAGGCGCTTGGCTTTCTTGCGCACGGGCTTGCCCTTGGCGTCGAGGAAAATGCCGTACCGGGCGATGGCTTGGGGCAGGTCATACTCCAAGAGCCACGAAACGACCGGTTCAGCCGCATCCCCTTCCGGGAAGGATTCGGGATTAGGCATCTCGGGGGCATCCGCATCCACCTTCGATTCCACGCCCTTGATTGTGATCTTCGAAATCGTGAAATTGCTTGGCTCTGCTCCCTTTCCAGTCGAACCAATCCGGGTTGTCACTTGGTTGTAGAACTTTTCATTGAAGGCTTGGGAGGCGAATTCCAATACTCCGGTTTTCTTGTCGTAGTGGGCTACGATGGTTTTCGTGCCCTCCTCGGTGATGGTTAAGTCTCCATTGGCAGAGAGCTTAACTTTGGCTGACTCTAGTTCAGTTTCGTTCATGTGGCGTTATCTGGTTGTTTTTGGTTTGGGCTTGCTGGGTTTCTGAAAGGTTTCCTCGTCTGCGTATCTGAGTTGTCGATTGATTATACGTATGAGGGATTGCGCCCCATCCCGATGGAGTCCGGCAGCAATGATTCCAAGCCCGTCGCGGGCATCGAAGCGGAACGCATTCTCCTCGTCAGGATCATTCCCTTTTTTGAGGTGTTCGAAGACGAGCCTTTGGGATTCGTTGCGCTTGGTTTGTGAACCGAAGACTTCGAGGAAGGCGCGGGCAAGCCTCGCTCTTTCGGCTTTGGCTTGGGTCTGCGCTTCGTTGACCTGTGGCGGGTCTTTTTCATTCATAAATTACGCACCTACGGCTTGCTGGGCCTGATTCTGCATCCATTCCGGACTTGCACCTAAATTCTTGCCAGCAACAGAAGCCTGTTCAGCCATCTGTGCGGCCCGTTGCTCCTGTGCGATCTTAGCGCGTCCATCCCGCAACTTCTTGAGGGCTTTGGCCGATAGGAATACGTCCGGGGAGTTGCCGCCGTTATAGCCATATTCCCGGTTAAACTTATCCCAGTCCACAATGTCCGCATTCTCTGGCTTGAATTGCAACTGAGGCAGCAAAAAGGCCATCAACTGTTCGGCGCCCTTGTTCTTCAGGGCCCGCAACGCATCATTGAAGCGCGAGGTGACGACAATCTCTGGCTGCACCAATGCCGCCTTACCATTGCCCTGATCTTGCAGTAAAGATTGGGGCGGGTCTTTCAGTTTACCAGCACGGAACATGATGCCAAACACCCGCTGCATAAGCGGATTGATGAACTCAGTGATATGGCGCGTGAACGCTGGCGCAATCGACTGCAACTGTTCAGCCAAACGCTGGCTGATTTCATAGGCTGTCATGTCCTTATCGAGCAAGGGCTGGCTGTTCAAAAGCTTGAACGCATCCACAAAGAAGGCGTCCCGTATCTGCTGGCGCTTCTGCTGCTGCATCTCATAGCCCATCTTGTAATCTGCTGCCGTCGCCCATTCCTCAGGCTTGCCGTTGGGATTACTCGAATCGAAGATAGTCGAACCCCCCGCCCTTACGTCCACATCCCCATCCAGCGAGTCTGGAATCAACATAGGAGGGTAGCATAGCTTCTCAGCCAAGGCGTCCAGGTATTGCTGAACGTAGTTGATCTGGCGGGCATCAGGCAAAGCAAGGTATGCAGGTCCATACCCCCAGACTGCTCCAGTGCCCCATTTTGCGAATCTACGGCACAAAATAGGGTTTTCGTGGTAGCCAGAGACCCGAATGACATCTTGGAACTCAATCGCGATATAAACGCTGGCAAACGGCAAATTAGGGCCATCCTTGGCCTTTGGTAGTCTGTCGCTATCCTCACGCGGGAAAATGCAGTGCAGGAGCTTAAACTTACGCTTGGGGTCTTTCTTCGCCTGTTCAGCCATCTTCTCAGGGATCACATCAGAGTTCTTTGCGAACTTCTGCTTGATCTGCCGAAATGTCATCTCCAACTCACGCCGCAACGTATCGACTACGCCCTGGTAGTTCTCCTCAATCGTGTAGGTCCTGATCTTGCAGGGGACGAAATTGAATAGCTCAGTGCCAGTATCGGACTCGTCAAAAATGATTACGTCCGTAGCGAACACGGCAAAGGCATTATCCGACTCACCCTTGACCGAGTAGAAGTTAGAGCGGCCAAGTTCACGCATCGCATCATCTGACCCTTCCCCCAGCCATTCCTCAGCCTCGTCTTCCGAGGATTCATCCTCGCTGTTCTCGCTCTTCAGTTCTTCGGGTGGGCTGAACTCAGCCCAGTTCTGGTTAGGTGGGGTCCACCAGTTGAACATGCCTGCGGCTAGAGTTTGGGCTGACTGTACTCCTGTCGTATCGTAAATGTTTTGCGTCCACGACGCTATATTCTCAGTCTTGGTCGTGTTGATGTCGGACTGGTTGGGGTAGAAATATGAGCTGATGGTCTGCCAATCCACAGCAAAACGCGTGTCGCGTTCTGCCTTCAACTCGTCATGGATTGCTAGCTGTTCAGAGACTAGCTTTTTTAGGTCCGAAGGCATCAGAGGGAAGGACCAGCAGGAGAGGTGGGACCGGACGGGGGCTTGGGCTTATAGCCGCCTGTGTTGCCCGCAATGATTGAACTCTTGACTGACTTCATTTGGGCCTGACGCATGGCATAATCATGCTCGGCAGCTAAGCTGGCTGCGTTGTTGGTCGTGACCGGAGGGGCAGGAAGAGGGACGGGCGCAGACTCAATCTGCTTGGCTTGCTCACTGCCGCCAGTCTTGTAGAGTTTGGCGTGGGGGAAGTCTCGCATCAGGTAAATCATGACACCAATTCGGTTAAATTCCTGATACGGTCCGTCAATAGAATGACAAGCTCCTTCTTGTCCGCCCTTAACCTTTCAAACGCAACATAGGGCAGATAGTACGGCAAAATAGACCACGCTTTCTTCATGTCGCCAGCCATGCAGTGAATGAACCAAGTGTCAGGGAAACGCTCGTTAGCCAAGGTTGGCCCGATATTCTCCAGCGATTGTTTCACGGCTGGCCTGCCCATAATGAAGAACTCAGGCGTGCCGTAGAGAAAGCCGTTGGTCAGGTGCCAGCCACAATACCATGAAAAACTCTCATGCTCTGGGTGAGCCATGTACAGCTCATAGGCTCGCTCGTAGGGGGATTTCATCCCATTACACCCCCACCGCCTTCCGGTTAATCGCCTGCTGATGACAATGCCAGCGCGAGACAAATTCCTTTAAGTTCACTTGCTTGGGAACGGTTCTCCCTGTGCCTAAAAAGAACAGGCGGGCCATTTCCTTGCGGGTGTGTCGAAGGCGAAAAGCAACACGGAGCTTTTCAATGTAATCCATTTCGTAGGTATTTTTCATCGTATAACATTCACTCCGCCAATCTTGACTGAGTAGGACTGTGGGCCTTCACCTCGCAATACCTTTGGGGATATGCCAGCACCAGATCGGCTTTCCTTGGCGACCCCGCTTGATCCCTCCAGCATGCCCTGCCTGTCTGCTTCGGCATAGGTCCGCAAAGCATCGGCCCCGTTGCTGTAAATGTCATGCACGGGGTCTTCAAACATCGCCCCCCCTTGGCCGATTGTGACCTTCTTGCGGTAGAAGTCCAAACACTGCACCCCGCTTGGAAGCGTATTTCCCTGCTCTGTTTTGGTCTCTTTTGTGCAGTTGGTGGCGTGAATGAATATGTGCGCAAGCTTGGCCCTCAGTCGATTGATCCCCACCCAAATATCCGGAGTGCGGGGAACGATCCTGAATTGTGTTGCTGGTATGCCTGCTGAGATCACGTCATCCGTGAATGGCTTACCTGTTCCTTTGGCGCGTTGGGCTGCATCGTGAGGAAGGTAATTCATGCGAACAGATATGTCATATTCGCGCTCCTTTTCCTTGATCCATTTAACGTAGTGGGCAGCGCCCTCTCCCTCGTTGGTAACATAGTCGAGTAGCAGAATATCACGGGCACTGAACTGGATTAGCCAGATGCAACCGTAGTCCGATACGCCAATATCCCAAAAAGCATAGGCGGGCAGATTGGTTTCGGCCTTGAATACTATCATGCGCTTTTCTTCGCGCAATTGGGTCATTTCGTCAGCATAGATCGCACCAGGTACTGGCACAGACATGGCCTCTGTAAGCGTGCTGGGATATTCGCGGTTCATGTTGCGGCCCTGTTCAATCTTCTTGGCCGTGTACCAAAGCTTTTGTTCACGAGTGAAGTTCTTGGACAGCTTTTCTGTGAGGGAGCGAAAATATTCCTCGATATCCTCGGTTAGTTCGCCACTAATCTTCACCGCCATTGGGTCAGCGTGCCAAGGGAAGAAATAGACTTCTCCTTCTGCGTTCGGATTTCCCGACAGGATCGGCTCGATCATCTCGTACAAGTCGCCACCTTTGCCGCCGTACCATGTGGTTTCGACTAAACGAATGCCTTTGCGGGCTGATGGGTAAGCGCCGGAACGAATCTCTTGGGCTCGGTCAGGGTCTAGGGCTGAGATGGGGCCAAACTCAGATAGGTGAAGCATGGAGCAGTCACCGCCTCGGTTGCCTGTGATGGCGAAGATGGCTGAGTTATCTGATTCTTTCTCGGTTTTGAGCCTGATGCGCATCTCTGAGTCATTGCGCTTATCAAAGGCGATGCGGGACAGGATTTCAGGGGGCAGGTTATCCACGCCAAAGCGTAGAATCTCCAACATCTTCTTGGTGGCGTCCTCCTGCTTCTGGTCGATTAACACCCCGCGAAACCCACCACGAAATACCGCAAAGTCATCCATGACTGTGCCCGCAAAAGTGCTGATGCCCAAACGGCGCGATTTAATGACGTATATGGGCACATGGGGCTTGGTGGCTATGTGATCCATCAACAGCCGCTGTTCGTCCCTTAAACGCAAGGGAATCGGCTTTCCTGTGCCCTCCTCGCGGCATTTGTAGAGGTTCTGCAAACGCCAGCGTTGGTCTTCTAGCTCATGCACCGATAATCGGGTTTTGCTGTTGGCGAACCTTGAGCATCATTTCGGTGAGGGAGTCGCCTGCGTGCAGGGTGGTGTCTACCTCGACCTTATCCCCATACTTCTTTGGGGCTAATTTGGAGAGTATCCATTTGCGGGCATCGACCTTGAGGCGGGCGCGATCTACGCAATCACCTTCTGTGATCTCCTCGCCGCCTTCTGCGGTGGTCTTTCGCTTTTGCCCAATTAGGGGCTTGTCTGCGTGGTCAATGATTTGATCTGACCAAGACTCGTACTGTAGTTCGCGTGCCTTCGCGTATTGAGCAGCAATGCCTTTAGGGGTATCGTTTAATACCCAAAGCCTTATGGTAGGAGCGGGTGGGCAACCGAAATCATCCTCGTCCTGTGTAATACTTAGCAAGGACTCACCTAACGACATCCTGCGAAAAACCTCGTCTAGTATGGCGGGGATTTCGGGGTCGTTATACTTGGGTGGTCTACCGGCTTTCTTGGCCATGTGGCGCTGGCTCCATTACCTTAACGCTTGATCGGGCAACCCAAGATGGTGGCAATATCGGTGGAGGTGGCAGGGCCGGGCTTGCAGGTGGATTGGCTCATGGTAGAAGGCGTTTGAAATAAAGGTGTTCTGAATTATCTTGAAATACTACGTGTGAGAATAGCTCCCAGCCATCGTTGAGCAAACCGGAAATGAAGTCGGTTTTTAGAGTGTCCGTGTTTTTGACTTCTACTGTTTGGACTTCCCACTTAGGTTGGCTCATGGTTTTTCGATGAGGTAAGATTTGATGGATGTCAATTCGGAATGGCGTTGGTCGGCAATTCGCTTGAGGCGCAAGAGAAGAAGGGAGTTGTTGGAGGCGTCGCGAGCCCAAGTGTAGGCTTGTTGGGCTTGGTGGTAGAGGTCTTTGGCGACTTGGAGGCGTTCGAGGTCAGTCATGGTTTAGGGGCACATGGAAGTTGCAGGCGCGGTCTAACCAGTAGAACGAGGTTTTGGTGAGGAGCTCGTGGTGTTGGCAGGGGAGACCTGAGGAGAGAGATTCGGAGGGGCCTTGGTGGGAGTCGTTGCCTGAGCCGTTGTCGAAGTAGGAGACAAAGAAGAAGCGGCAGTGCATGGCTTGGGCTTCTGATTGGATGTGGGCGTGAAGTGCCTGAATTCGTTCGGTGGTGGTCATGGGGTAAATATCAACTAATAGGCTTACTATCACCAGCGCAGGGCCTCAAATATTCCCCGTTGGCTACCATTGGCTGTTCGTCGGGCTGCCCGTGGGCAAGTGTCGGGCTGGGTTTGGACACCAGTTTGGTTATTGTGATCGGGTTGTTCGATTGGCTTCTTGCGGCTGCAAGGTGCGGAACGCCATAGACCACTCACGACAAATTAGGAATAGTAAGCAAACGCCGCCCCGATCAAGGCAAAGCCAGTCAGGACGCACACCCAGATGAACACTTTGGCGAAGCGGGAAATCCCATTTCGGGCATCGTAAATCTCGGTTGGTCCCCATTCTTGTCTGTATTTGGATTCGTACCTGTCTTGGGAGGGGAGGAGGGGTTTGGGGAAGTTCAT